AAAACAGGTATCATATAGATTTAAGTAAATTAATAAAGTTTCCTTTGACTTTGCCCCATCCCGGAATATCATCTGTTTCTTGCCAATTCCGGCAATTTCTTTGACTTCTAAACTCACTTTGTGACCATTTGGAAGTCGTAAGATTTGTGTCATGGCGTATGTCTATATTAGGATACTCAGATTTGAAGCTTTTAACCTTATATTTCTCAAAATCAGGTAATCTATGATGAGTACCCGGCTCAAAGCCAATAAACCGGGCATTTTCGCCTGTAAAACCGCCTAGTTTTTCAAGCTTTCCTATAATAAGCCGGTAATAATCAATAAACAGTTCTCTATACCCAACAACAGAAGGTAAAAGATGGGTATCATATCTCACCGCATGGCCGTCTGACGCTCTAACACGCCACCAGTTGTCGTTATAATAAAATGTGTGTCTATCTTCCGGCGTAAAGCAGAAATGTGAAGGATGGTATAACCAATCATGTTCACAAAAGAAGATAATATCAGCAGTACTGGCTTCAAGAGCCGCAAGAATTTGCCGGAAGTATGCTTCATACCCTCTTTCTAATTTGATATGTATGTTTTTACCAAAATCCATAGGTTTAAGTGATGCAGACACTACAGGAAGCTTTGATTTAAGTATCTGTTTTCTCACCTTATGGCCCAAGTACATATTTACCTTATTATCTGTGTAGTAAATTATGCCTTTAGTATCACCTCTTAATAATGCTATCCCTTTTCTTAAATCTTTAATTGACAATGTATTAGTTGCAGCAACTTCAGTAAAGTAAAATTCCTGTCCTTTCTTATTCACATACTCAAGCACCTTCTTACCTTTTTCATCATGCCAATCCGGAAGAGGTTTAAACTTCTCTATAAGCCATGAAAGCGGATAGATCTGCTTATTCCATGTATTTTCCATAAAGAGTTCCCGGCTATATTTTCTTGATGTAGCAACCTGTTTATTTGATATTTCATATGGAAAACCAAAATCGCCGCCTTGAGTTCTAAACATATGTGAATACCACGTTTTTCGGTTTGTTACCAGCCGGCCACCTGATAGCCATGTTTTACATGCTACTTCTGTTCCCTGTTGGCCCCATGAACCATGTTTTTCATCACAAATGTTTAGCTCCCAATATTTCTTCCGGGTAAGCATAAAACATGAACCTTGAGCGCTCATAGTTTCAACAAGTGTATCTTTTTTATTAACCTGCTTCTTTCTTTCACCGTGATATTGAAAGTGTAAGGTTGTATCAAATCTATAAAACTCACTCTTCCGGCTTAATCTTGGTTTCCAGACAAGAAGCCTGACCATGTTGCCGCCACACTTCTCACAAGATGCCGGAGTTGGCCCTTGATAGATCGTATGACCACATCCCATCTTTAAAACAGCCTCATCTTCTGTATATGCCACGCTATATTTCGCATTTTTACCAGTACACACCCAATTAAAGCCGTGAAGGTTGTACATTGTTGGAATCATTGTTATATCATCTTGCATCTCTTCCATCATCTTCACATCAAATCCTTCATCTACGGCGCAATGTGCATCAATCTTCATGACATATTTAGCGATTGAAAGATCACAAAGCCTATTAGTTGCAGCCCTTTGACCAATAGATTCTCCAAAATATACAACTGTAAGCCTTTTATGCTCTTCAAGCGGCGGATTAGCCCACTCACCATCAAGCCCAACTATAACTTCAGTATTACCCCGGATGTTTTTTAAGATATTTTCAACCGTTTTTGCTAAAAACATCTCATTCCGTGCCGGAATTAAAATAGATAGGTCGTACATATTATGATTTGCCAATTGAATAAATTTTTGGTGTACCTGTTCCCGGAGAAAACACCAAATCAACACAATTTTTAATACCAGACTTCACCAATTTATCTAATGCATAGCTTATATCTAAGTCTGAGAATCCTTCTTCTATAGCCAATGCCACGTATGTTTGCCAATAAATCTGCATGGCTAGATTTGTCTGCTCCCTTTTGTTCTTCTCACTTAATACTTCAATCTGCCGGGCCGCTTGCGCTATAGTTTTAAAGAATATTTGATTCATAACCATATGACACTTTTAAAGTTGCTCAATACAGTTGTGTTTGGCTTACAATCTAAGTATTGATACCTGTGCTTAAATTCCGGATAGATTTTTTTATACCCAAAAAACTTATCCTGTTCCGGCTCGCTATCATGAAGCAAGATGTAATCAGCCTTATCCTTATACTTCAAAGCATCTATTCTTCTTCTTCTTGCCGGCCTATGATCAAGAAAGACAAGGCCCCAATCTATATAGTCTGTCGGTATTGAATCCCAATCTTCTACATACTTAATAAAATGCCAATCACAATTGTATTCTCTAAACCTTTCATACCACTTTCTATCATTTTCATATGAAACAACAAGCCGCTTTGACTGTTTGCACATCGTATGAAAAAGTGTAGTAGAAAATCCCATACCATACTCAAGTATTGGCCCTGTAGTCTTCTCAACTACTTTTGCAAGTATTGGCAAATGTGATGCATACAGATCATCTTTAAGCATAGTATTTATTTTCTGCTTGTTCTCTAGCTAAAGCAGCTTCTTTTAGCGATTTATAACATCCACAACTATATTGGACATTTTTTACATTGATTCTTACCCACCAAGATTTGTTTTGTTTATGCCAACTAACACCAGCAATACCTGACACATTATTCTTTTGTAACCCTTTATTAAGCTGATTTTGTGTGTTGGTAGCCACTCTTAAATTCTTTTTCCTATTATCAAGTTTATTCCTATTAATATGATCAGTAAACAATCCATCCTTAGTTTTATTTATTTCTCTGTGCATAAAAATTGTTTTATCAATTCTGCCATGTCTTCTGCTGGTATGTGTTGTACGAGCAGCATAACCCTTGCAATTTAGATACCATTTGTGTGCATTCATCTCTTCAAAATCATCATCATCCACCAATGCACATTTGCCCTCACCTTTTTTACCTGTTAAATTAATTTTTCTCATAGAATAATCTGATTATATTTTCTGCATCGCCCCAACCAACTAATTTAATAATCCTCAAATCTCCTAATCTTTTTCTCTTCCCATGATTTAGGTATCCAAAGGCATGTTCATGTGAAAAAACTAAGCTTGGCATTTTGCACATAAAGGTTTTAGCTGGTCTTACCGTTACACCCAACAAGTCTTCGTATCTTGACATATCACCCCAATACTTTATGATTTGACTTTCTTTTTTGCCCTGTTTAATAAGCTCATCAAATCTTTTAAATCTTTCTTCAAGCGCCTCTATGAGTAGCTTTCTAGGCGCTATGAGCTGATTAATAACCATCCTGTCATGCCGAAAAGAATATATGGCAGGTCTAATCCAAGTGAATATAGAAACTTTATTCATGTCATACAAGAAGCAATCATATTTACCAATATATTCATTGTGAAAATGTTCATGTGAGTATAAAATATCATCTTCAGCCATTGCCACATATTCAGTAGTCGCAGCCTTGCAGCCTTCTAATATCTGTCTATAAATATTTAAATGTGACCGGCCTATATCACCTATCACAATGTTTTTAAACCTTTCTTCACGCCATTCAAATCGTGTTGGCTTTTGTGATACTACAACAATTGGTAGATCACCGGCTGCAAACAATAGCTGCTTCCGGGTATTTGCCAAAAAGTAAGGATTTGTATCATCCAAAAAGTTACTTGTGTAATAAATGACAGAAAGATTGTTCATATTTTGAGTTCGTAATCAAATTTGATATTAAACTTTTCAAATAACCAAGGAAGCGGATATTTTGTTTTATGCCAAAACTTCATGTCCGTTTTCCATCCCAACATTGCCTTGTTTGCTATTTCATCAGCCGTTTTATCAAGTTTATAGCCCCTCCCTACTGACTTTGGCTTATGCCAATGTGCATACCATGTATTTTTGTTTACTACCATCCTACCGCCTGATAACCAACATTTTAAGCCTATCTCTTGCATCTCTTTATAAAACGGCCCATATGTCTTTTCATCAAGCAATTCTAAGTAGTCATAATATTCACGCTTCATAAACCAACATGAGCCTTGTGAAGTCATAAGATCATCAATACCACCCAATTCTTTTTTAGCAGATAGTTCATTCTTTGCCCGGTCTTCATACCCTTTCAAATCCGGGCCTAGTGTCATGTAATCAATTGGCGGCCTACCATCTTTGATTATTTCCCATTTATCAACATCTAGTCTGAATCTTCTTGGTACAATAACCCAATCTGCGCCTATATCGTGCCTAAGTGTGGTGTCATACCCAACATCAAACATACAATGTGCATCCGTTTTTAAAATATATTCACCTCTTGCTACTGCAACCGCTTTATTTATGGCATTTCTCATGCCCTGTGCAACCGGTATATGAAGATAATGCACTCTTGCATCAAGTACTATTTCGCCAACTTCCGGCCAATAGCCATCAAGTACGGCTAATATTTCAATAGAGCCTCTAGCATTTGTGAGAAGATCCTGAATAGTTTTCTGAAGATATTTTTCATTACGTGAAGGAATAACAATACTTGTAAGATCCTTTTGTATGTACAACATACATACATCTTATCATCTCATCAACAATCATGTCAAGCTTTAGTTTGGAAAGCTTGGTGATGGTGAGGCAGAAGAGCTTACAGATGTGCTTGGTGATACTGAAGCACTGTATGAGCTGCTTACGCTGACTGATGGTGATGTTGATGCGCTTGCTGAAAGTGATGCACTTAATGATGGTGACAAACTCACTGATCTGCTTGCTGAAACGCTTATGCTTGAGCTTGGTGTGACCGATGGTGACAAACTCACTGATCTGCTTGCTGAAACAGATACACTTGTGCTTGGTGATGTTGATGCGCTTGGTGACAAACTCACTGATACAGAAGGCGTTGTTGATGGTGATCTTGATACGCTTACTGATGGTGAAAGTGATACAGATATAGAAGGTGAAAGGCTTGGTGATCTTGATACACTCACACTTGGAGATGTAGACGCACTTGCTGATCTTGATGCTGAAACACTTGGTGAAAGTGAAGCGCTTACAGATGGTGACAAGCTTGGTGAAGCAGATATTATCTGACCACCCAAAAGTGACCAAACAGCGCCATTTTCATTACCAGTGTTTATATATATGTTCATCCCTGACTTATCTAAATCTCTGAACATTGCGCCTTTTTTAAATCCAGTGTAACCAGTTGGCGGCGTATTTCCTTCAGCTTCTAAAATAAGTCCATTTGAATCAGATCGCAATACTACATTTGTTTGATATGGCAATCTTGCGGCTAGAAAAGCTACTTCTGTAGCCGTTCTTTGCGCTGCTGCAATGCTGAGGATTCTTAAAATTTCATCCTGATCAGCTTTTGGTAGTTGTGATATGAGTTCAAATGTGGCCATAAATATATAGTTATATATAACACTCTGCTATGGCCCGGCAGTTTTTACCTACCGGGCCAATTTCTAATGGTTTATTCTGCTGCGAATGTGCATAAGAGTTCAGCCGCATAATGCCTTCTGACATCTGGTACTTTAGCTCCGTACACGAACAAGTCTTTGTAAGCAGTTCCAAAGTCACCGGGCAGGTCTTCTTCAATAGTTGCCTCTAGTAACTTCTCTGCAAACGTCATCCAGTTTGAATGTCCAGCAAGTACTCTAAATCCATCTGTGTTGTTGCCGGTCAATCTGTTTGACTTAAAGACTTTAAAGCCTAAGAGTTCAGTGATCATGCCTTTCTTCACAAGTTCCTCATAAACTGCGGGTACATGAAGTGCAATACCTGTTGCCTGAACAAGCTTTGTTTCAAACTCTGGCGGAACAACAAGCCATCTACCGCTATCCGGTACTGCTGACATGCCATTTCGCTCTGCTGTGTCAAGCTTCTCACGAAGTTTGGCAATAGTGTTAAGCAAGTTGGCCTTGGTGACTGACAAAGCAGTTACGGCTTCAATCTCGTAAGTTGCTCCGGCGTTTATTGCACCACCTGTATAGGCAGATGCAACATCATCAAGATCATCTTCAATAACTAATTCAGTCGTACTATTCACTGCTTTCACACGATACCATTTGGAGTGTCCTGTTGCTTTAAAACCTCTTCCCACCATTGCTGATGTAAAAGTTGTTCCACCACCTGTTACAACACCTGTGGTATTAGCAATTTCAACAGTTCCAGTCGTGTAAGAAGTTCCCACACGATTTCCAGCAGCCACATCAGTGTAGAATCCAAGAGCGTAAACATCCATGTTGCGATTTCTTTCATCCGCTTTCTGTACAACTACAGTTGGATGTGGATTCTTGATATATGACTTCCAGTTATCAAGTGTTTTTTCTTTCCAGTAGAAAGACTTAAACTGATCAATTGTTAAAACGGTTGTATTCTCACCTAGAGAATCAGCCGCAAGAGCAGATCCGGCGTATGTCTTTTCAGATATACGTGCAATGTTGCCAATGTTCAACTTTGAACCAACGGCATTAATCTCACCCTCATAATCACGATTTACGATGTAGTCAATCAAAGACTTATCATAAACTTCTTTGAGGAGTTTGGTTGAAAAACCTTGTGCTAGTGTAGTAGCTCTGGCGCTTGCCATAATAAAATAAATAAATATTAATTAGCAGCTTTTTCCAGACTCATGTAGAGGTTAGGAGTGCTTTCAAAGAAAGAATACAGATCAATTCTATTACAAGTCAAGCACATTTATTCAATGCTTGTTTCTATCTTTCCGGCTTTAAGAAGTTCTGTGTATTTTTTGTAGTCTGTTTTTCTTATAACTTCTGCTTCAGCAGTAGATAATTTATCTGTTTTATTTTTTGGCTTATCATTTAGTCCGGCATTTGGCTTTTCAAACATAGAGCCTTTGTGCTTGATCTGACTTGTGGTGTAATCATTTAAGAATGCGCCGGCAAGAAGCTCTAAATCAGCACCAATTCTTGTTGGCTTACCAGCAAATATTTTAAAGTCCTCTTCCTTTCCTTCAAGCCCCGGATATTGTGAAAGTGTCTTTGAATCTGCAATGTATGTATCCACCTTGTCATTCCATGCTTGAATATCTTTTGTTGCTTTCGCAACTTCAGATAGTGCATTTAAAGCCCTTCTATTTCTCACCGTTTCTTTTGCCATCTTCTTTTGTGCATCATCCATCACTTCCCAATCTGCATATTCTTTTGTCATCTCTTCTTCTGTTGGCTCCGGAATAGCATTTGCATCTTCTATAGCTTTGACAAGTCTTTGTGATTGATGGTAAAGTATTTGGCCCTCACGTGTAGAGCTTACAAACTTTTTCTTGTAATCTATATCATCCTGTTTTTGCTGCTCTGGCGTTTTCTTTGGCTCAGTATCCGGCTTCTGATCATCTTTCTTATCATCAGTTAGAGTGTCACCATCAGCCGCTTTGCCTTCTTCCTTTTTTTCATCTGTTGGCTTTATATCCTGTGGAGTTTCAGTAGATTTCTCATCCGGCTTTTTTTCATCCAGCTTAGTTTCTAATTTATCAAGTTCTGCAAGTGAAGCTTCAAGTTGTGCAGCAAGTTCCGCATCAGTTGGTTTAGTATGTAGTGTCATAGATTTAATCCAGTCCTTTTAAAAGGGTTAGGCAAATTGTAAATAAAGATCAAGTATTCTGACTTACGTATAATTCCAAATCTTCACGCTTTGGCTTTCCCTTTTTTTGGATAAAACCAACCTCTTTGGCAAGATTTAGTAAATCGTTATACTTCATCCCTGAAAGTTTATTTTTCTGTGCCAATTTAAGATCTATTTCCTGAATCATCTCTTTATCCTGTTCTTTTTGTTCAAAGCCGTATTCTTCATTATCTGATCTGCCTTGTACAAATGTAAGAACCGGGCCGAATTTATGTAGTTGCTCTTCATTAAGATATGTAGCTCTAGCATTAAGAAATCCAATATCTGAAGGAGTGAGTGCAGCAATTTCCTTTTTAACAATTGCGTTTAAGATTAATTGTGCTTCTTTATTCATGAGCTTAATAATAATACAAACTATATCACTTTGTCAAATGCCTTGTTTTTTAATTGCTTTAAGCCGAATTTCAAGCGCCGCTTTTGCCTTATCATATGATGATAGAAAGTCTACAAAAAGCATGTAGTTTTTAAGCCGTGCTTGTAAAAATAGAATATGCTTGGATGTAAGATCATATTTTGTAATCTCATCTTCAACAGCCCGGCGCATCTCATTAAAATATGCTTTAATTTTCTCAATTGTGACCTCATTAGTTTTTAAATCATCAAGCCATTTACTCAGTACTTGTTTTTCTTCCGGAAGAAGATCTGTGTATTTAAGTCCAAATTTGGACAGTATTTCATCCATCATATTAAGCTGTAGCAACTGGTAAATTTTGCTGACCTTGCATCATTTGGCCCGGCATTCCCGGTTGTGGCATAGCTGCACCCGGCATTCCCGGCGGCAATGCCCCCATTCCCATAGCCCCTTGCATCTGCATCTCATACTCCATAACTTCATTAATTTCATCCGGTTGTAAATCAGCAAATTCAAGCAATCTGCGCTTCATAATCTCCTGAAGTTTCATATTGTTTGGCATCTTTTGTGACACGGCCATGATCTTTTCAAGCTTCTGTGTGTTCTGCTCGTTTTTCTCGTCTTGGCTCCAAATACGTACAGAATGGCCGGATTGTGTTACATATTCTTTAGGTGATACATCACGCTTATATACCTTATCAGTATTTCTACCTTTTTTCTCAAGTGTAACAATATCAAGCCTATCATATCCAGCTTCAACAAGCTTCATAAATTTAAATGCTCTTTCTTTCCAGACTTGCGTATAGAATTTACTCATTCCCTTTACACGTTCTTTTGCCTCTCCAAGCGCCAATTGAACCTCACCAAGTGTAATTGATCTTTCACTTGCGGCTCCCTGCTGTGTAGCTGTTGCGCCTGTAGCCTTCTCAACAAATGTTGTTACATACTGCATTTCATCAAGTGATTCTGAAAGATCCGGAATATCTACTTTTTGAATAAGCTCATTTGGATTACCCGGAACCGGATACCAACCCCACGCTTGCGGCACGTATGTTTGTGGTACAAATCCTTCAACATCTGAGTTGTAGTAATGCATTCCAAAACTTCTTAGTGTTCTATGCTCCACAAGCTGTGATAGCCACACATCAAGAACCTTATTTGGCGTTTTTACTGTGTCACCCACACCATCTACCCAAAAGTCTTGCATATCAAGATCCTCAGCCCATGTGTTATATGGCAAATGATTTCTCCAATAGTGATCTTTTGTCACACCAATAATTTTTTCAAGCGGCTTATTAAGAAGCACTACATAATTATCAGCTACTACTTTAAGATAGTATTGCTCTTCTTCATCACCTTCTTTTTTATCATACACAAAATGCATAGCAAGCTGTACATACGTTTCACCAAGAATGGGATCTTCAACCTGAGTATCACCCATCTCTGCAAGCCTTCTATTTTTCTCCGTAAGCTGTTCTACATTCTGCTGCAACTTAACTAATCCTTCTTGTGTCTGATAATAATTACGCAATTTCTTTATTTCTTCCTGATCGTAATCCGGATTTGCTTCAAGTTGTGCAAGCGTTTTGAATATATTGTTATGGATTAAAAATCTTGTTGTATCAATGTTTGTTGGATCTGTATACCTGTCTACCAATATATCCATTGGATCAACTATACCCATAAAGATCTTGCCATCTGCAATTTGCATCTGATCAAATGACCGGCCAAACATCATTACCTGCTTTTTATCTACCACATCTTTAATCTCCATCTTGTTGCAGTGATCTCCTATGGTGTACTTCCAGTACTCATTGAAAAAGATCTCTGCCGTATCATTATTATCTAGGTTTTTAAACTCAATAACCGGCATATCATCAATATCTTTAAGTAGCGTTTTTATTGTTTGCTTCATTAGCGGCATATGTACAGATTGTCTTTGTAGAAGTCTGTTTACCTGTACTGTATCTCTGTAGAGATGATAGATTTCTCGCCATGAATCATGCCTTCTTTCACGGTATTTGTAGCCGGATTCTTCATTATTAATGAGTTGTTGCAATTCCGGGCCAATAACATTTATGTTTTCCATGTTGATAAGAATAAACTACAAAACTATATCTATGCAAGTGTTCCCGGCATCATTGGCTTCACGCCACCAAATCCAGTAACTTTTTGTCTTTGTGGTACTTTCTTATGTCCAGTTGAAAATACACGCATAGCATCTGAACCATGAGAAGCCCAATCATGCTTAGGATTGTTGCGGAATACCTGATTCTTTTCATCCCAATCTTTTTTATAGTTTTTAAGACAATTAATGCCCCTATGACACTTATTAGCATCAAAATAGCACCGGGATAATACGGCTCTTGTTGCATCTATGCCATCTTGAACATCAAGCATTGGCGCAATCTCAAACTTTATGCCGTATGACTTTGCCGCTTCAAGCCGTGATTTTCCTGTGCCAAGCTCACGTACTGCAATATCATGCGGCGCTGTATGTTTGCCGTATAAATAGCCTTTGTCTTGTAAAATTTTGGCATAATGAGCCAAACCTTCACCGGAATTTTCGTAATAATCAATGAAATTGAATCCAAACCCAATATCTTGTTCAAACCAAATAGTCATAGAATCATCCATGCCAAGATCCCAAAAAGTGTTGACCGGATAACCCTGCATGTAAGGAACCATCCCTATCCGGCCATCTTGCTCTGCTTTTTGAATTGCAGCGCCGTAATATGAGCCTATGACTGCTGATTTAAAGCTGCACAGATATTCCTGTTCAAAATACGCTATAGCTTCAGCCTCAGATCTTCCAAGCGCTGAAAAGCGCAAGATAATATCGGTTCTTATGCTTTCTATCTCTTCATTTGTCCAAATCTTAGTATCATAAGCCGTAAGTAGCTGTACATACCATTTTGGATTGTTTTTAGCATACTCATAAAGCGCTCTTGCATGGTTATCTCCTTTAGGTGTCATGTTGAATACCGCTATGCCGCCATTTTCACGTAATATTGGCTCTGCCACATCCCACGCATAAGGATCTTGTTCTGACCACTCAGAAAAGATATATAGCTTTGCATTACCACCTCTTAATGAATCCGGCTTATCAGATCCGGACACCTGAAACAGTGAGCCATTTTTGATACTTGCCGTCATTCTTGTTTCGTTTGGATTGCCGGATCTGATAAACTCCGGAATATGATCCAAATATCTAAATCCATCACTGCCTATACCATTCCAAAGATTTTCCCGGCCCATTACAAGAGTTGGATATACATATTTAACCAAACATGGATCTTTGATAAGCCGCCTTGGTACAACATCAGCAACATTAGTTTTATCCTTTCCTGATCGTCTGTGCCAAACCTGCATGAAGTACTTAATATCGCTTTCTCCATTTATAGAAGCTTCAATTTGCCGCAAAAAAGGAATCTGATATGGCCGGGCATGAAAGTTATATGGAATAATTTGCTTCATAAATCCTTATATGAAACTACCTGAATAGGCAATGGCTTACCATCTGTTGTGGTGTCTACTTTTTCTCGCATTCCATGATTATTTTGAAGTAGCAGTTTAACTATAGTTGAATTAACTTCTTTACCGCCGTAAATACCATCATTTATGAGCTGAATTTTTTGACATTTCATTATTTTTTCCAAAGCTCCGCTAAAGTCTGCATATTTTTCCCGGTAATCTTCAAGCGCATCCATGCTTATATTTAAAAATATAGTAAATTGTTCAAGAGTTGGAAGCATCGTTTGTTCTCTTCCACATTGCAGTAAATATTCATCAACTTTAGCAACAAATGAAGGATCATATTTTGTAGGTCTACCCATTTTTGGCGGCTCTATCTTCTTTTTCTTAGTAGGAACATTATCATTTTTAAAATGTAGTTTTATTTTTGCTTTTTGTTTGTTACTTGTAACTTTGCGTTTATTAACAACAAGCTTTTTTTTCTTTACCGGCTTTTTCATAAGGTTAGGTAAATATTAAATGTTACGAATCATCACATAGAATGTTCTATTGGCATGTTCTGTATAAGCTTTCCTAATAAATCCTTTTGTAATCAGTGAGTTTATGGCATTTAGGGCCGTGTAGCTTTTTACTCCTTCAGACTGCATTGCTATTATGATTGATTTCTGAGGTACTACAGTCTTTTTTTCGTTACACCACCATTTGACAAATATCATGATCTTAGTTTGGAGTTTATTTAAGTCACTTATCATTAGCTCTACATATTAGCATGTTTACATTTGTCTTACAATGTTATAGTACGATTCACATTTTAGGATAGTACCCACTATGCAGATTTTAGAAGGCCCTTAAATGTCAAAATAAGGGTATATCAAACTATATCATTACGTGTATTTGGCCCTTTCTGGCCCAATATTTAGAAGCAGCAATTTTCCAAACATTACTATCATTTTTACACAAAGAATCAAGAAAAGCTTTCACCATGTTGTCTGTATCCGGCTTTGCTTTGTGTGGTCTATTTTCATTATTCTTTTTTTTAGTAAGGCTCCATGATTCCGGCATCTTAACAAAAAACTTAATGTCCAAAGTATCACCCACTACATACTTTTTCTGATTTGCCATAAAAATAAGCCGCTTTTTAAATACCCAATAATCATCAACACATTTTCTTCCAGCCCAAACATCGGATCTAACCATTCTTGGTTTACCCATCGGATCTATTTCAAAAATTATCTTTTTCATAATTGTGGTGATTCTACCCAAGTTATTATTACCTTTTTACCAAATTTATCTTTTGCTACTTGTGTCCATTCTTTTATTTTCTGTCTAGCTTGCAATAAAGTTTTAAATTCATATCTGTTTTGGAAATTACCGTTTCTCGGTATTCCTTCTCCTGTTTCATATACCACAATCTTGTTATCTTCTCTAACCGTATCATATGTAAATTGAATCATGGATAGATAAAATTACTAAAAATCGGTTTTAATTGCTAGGGCCTGTGCCGTAAGGCACAAGACCTAATCATTAAAGCGCAAAATCAGCATCATCTGGAATTGGAGCGCTTGGCGCTGCATCTTCAGTCACCTTTGCTTCAATAAGGCTTGCTATATTTGCTTCAAGCTTTGCTACATTATCCCTGAGTTGAATAAATAGCTTTTCATCTGATATTACAAGCGGAAAACCGCTTTCATCTTTTAAGATTTCAAACTTAACAACCCATCCCATTCCGTGAGTATGTTTAATTTTCTCAGTACTCATTTTTATACGCAAAGCAAAAAGCGGGATTGGCATTGGCTTTGCTTTTGTATAAAGTGATGCATCCTTACCAAACTGCCATAAATTCTGTAATTTAATTCCGGTAAAGTACATCATGAAAGGTAAAAATTCACCTTCATCACCAATTATTACGCCGGCGGCAATTTGATTGAACACATCCTTCTTATCTTCATATCCATCAGCCCGGAATCCTTTTGATATTGTCAAAATGTGACAATTAAGCTCTTTAAACTGCTCTTTAGTTGGCTTGTAATAAAAGTAGCCATCATTAGGCTCTTCACCATCTGCAAGCTCGTTTTTTTGGCTTCTTCCGGTTGAATGAACTTTAAGTAATGGTAAGCCGGCTGAAAGGTTTTCTGATCCAACATTGGCATTCTCCATAAAAAGCTTTGCCAACACCGGATTTCTTGACACTGCCGCAAGTGCCTGTGTTTCCCAAGAATCTTTTGTAATCTGCATACAAGTAAAATTAATTAATAATTAATGAATAACCAAATTCATTATAATCAAACTACCGCTTGTTTGTCAATAGCATTATTTACGCTTCCCAACAAGCTTTCTAATTTTCTTAAAATAATCCTTGCCGTACTTTTTTAATTTTGTCTTGGCCCCCTTTTTACCCATCTCTGAATAATGTTTTTTGCCGTACTTTTTAAGCGTTGATTTACCGCCGGCTGCTGATACTGCTTTATGTGAATCCATATACTGATATTTATAAATATTAATTAAATAAATTACTTTAAATAAGTCCTGATAACAAACTGTTCTATCCACTCATAATCCGGTTCTTCACACAAATAAGCTGAATGTTTAATTTTTGTAAATACTTGATCTATATGCGTATATATCCAATCATTTACTTCATTCCAATCAACCAGCCCCATCTTAATCTTCATCACAAAATCTTTCTCAATAAGCGGAAATGTTATGTTTCCGGTTTCAGCAAGCTCATTAGTTTGTAATATTAGTCTTACGGCATGTGATACTGCTTTCCAATCAACTCCTTCGTTCTTTTGAGCTAATATTGCTCTTTGTCCATACTTTGTATGTTGTTTTTCAAGTACGCTAGTTATGTATTTTAGTCTGGTTCCGTATTGAAACGATGCGCCAAGTACTGAAATCGTTTTATCTTCAAAGATCTTTCCATTTCGTTTTCCTTCTATTATGTTTAATCTTTTCGTATGATAAATTATCTCACTATCTACCACTTGCGATCTTTCCGGAAAGGAATCTACAATATCAGCTATTTTGGTTTCCTGATCAAATGATTTGGCCCATTTCATAACCTCTTCCAAAGCATCTAATCTACTTCCTTTGACAGCGTATTTTGCACACTGTTGATGGATATATCCTAAGATTGGCTTACACTTTTTACTTATAAGCTTGAGCCTATTAGCTTGTATTTCCGCCCATGCGGAAGATGTGATTATTGAATAAGGTGAAAAAAGCATATCAAGCGCATATGTTTGCCCTTCTGAAGCTTCCTTTAAAAAGTACCTTAATTCCTTAAATTCACAATCCTGATCCTCACTGGTATTTTTAACTGTTTTAGATACCTTTATATCTTGAATAATTGTATCCTCACATCTATTAAGCAATATATCCCTAATATCTGCTTTGTAGATTCCTTTAAAATCCAAATCTGATTCTGGTGTATCTGTGCCGTAAAGATGTGATCCAAACTGGCATTTAAATAGTATGTCCATTAAAAATCTCCATCCGCAACTTGTAAACAAATAAGGCCCATTGATCTCCACATATCCACAACTTGATTGCGATCATCAAGCACAAATAGCACATTGTATTTGCCTTGAATATGCTCTTTATAAATCTCTTCCTTAACAATGCGATCCTTCCGCACATCTCCTTCTTTTCTCATGTATAAAGAAGTAAAGTTAATCTTGTTTTCTTCCAACCATTTACCAGTATCAAATGCAAATTTATCCGTTCTGCCGGAAACAATAATGAGCTTACCCAAATCTTCAGTTACATCATCTATTATTCTTTTAATGACCGGATTTATTTGATCTTGCATAAAATCACGATCATAAGGGTTTGCATCACCAAATAAAGCTAGTGTTCCATCAAGATCACATATAACACAATATGGCAAAGATGCATCATAACCTTGTACTTTAATTTTTGGCTTTAAAAACTGATTAAACATCTTGCGGATCACTTTCTCACCAACTGATCTTTCACGCATTAAATCTTGCCTTATACAATCATCAACTAATACCCACGTAAAATCTTTAATTTCAAACTCTGCGCCGTTTTCTTTTGCCAACTGCCGCAATCTAGTTTCATGTTTTGCCGCTAAGTTTGTATCATGAACAATAACCGGTTTATTTTCCTTAATAGCTTCTACAACTATAAAATCACGCACTTTAAGCACAAATGCTTCACGATCTCTTGACCATGCGCCCTGATGTAGCATATCTCTTAAATCGTCTTTATTAACAAGTACAGTTGTAGGCTCTGTGCGCTGCGCCTGTTTGGCCCAATATGTTTTACCAGATCCCGGCAATCCTTTAGTCATTATGATTTTTTTCATATTTCCTTTTTAAATGGTAATTGATGCACTGGCCGTATTAATTTCCATATAGCATCCTCATATGACTTGCCATCAAGTATCTTGAACATTATCCCGGTATATTTCCGGTATTTTGGATCTGACATGATCTTAATTGCTTGATCCTTCCGGCTTGGCATGTTTTTAATATTCTCAGTTTCTAAATACATACTGGCTATCCGGTATACCATTTTGTAATCAAGCTCCAAACTATGTACCGTACTTCTAACCCAACCATAAAACTCATCCGGCACTTTATCAAGCAATTCATCCAAGGGCTTTTTATTTCTTAATAAATCCCATATAACAAGGCTGCTGCACTCTGTAATCAGCCTATGCAATCTCACATATTCATCAAATTTAACCTTTAATCTCAAATTGTTTGCATATCTTATTACAAATCCTTCCTTATTATCCTCTTCAAGCTCTTTAAGCTTTGAAATGTCATTAACACCACTTTTTGTTGATACAACAGGAAAACCATAACATTCTTCATATCTATCAAGCTCATGCCCGGTTGCTGTATCTATGACTGCCAATAGTATTAAGTCACGCCTACCCCGGTAATCAACCACAATTCTATTTTCCGGATAAATAATCTCAAATAAATAGGTAAGGTGTCTTTTGCTATATAGCTCTTCAAAGTATGCGCTATAACCCTGCAATATCTTTGTTGCTTCTATTGCCTGATCTGATGTAAATGATCCACGTGTTGCAATGTACGGCGTTTTACCTATCCAGTACATTATTCCAAGTGATCCATCAAGCTTTTCAGTTACTTCAAAATCAGTATTTGGAATCTCACCGGCGTATTCTCCATAATTAAAGAATTTACTGAATGGCCGGGCCACAACATTTCCATTGCTATCCATAATAAGGCCCCGGCAAAATAATGTTTCTTCTGTCCACAATTTATCAAACTGTGCTTTTTGCGTATAGTTATATATGTACAGATCTTCAGTAGGATGCTTCTGTACTGAAATGTATTTTTCGTCTATGTATTTTTGTAAATTCATAATGCAAAGTAAAATATAAATATTCTTATGTTACTTTCCGGGCTTTTCCTTCTCACTTTTGACTATTAACATAAGCGCATCATTATCCACCTCTCTACGGTAATAACCACCCTGACATTCAAACACATCAAATCCATATACCTCTTGTGACCTGTCAAAAGCTCCCCACTTACTTACCGCCTCTATAGAATCATGTGGCGCTATTAATTTTAAAGCTGACTTTTCATGATCATTCTCCGGCATAAGCATTATCTGTTTAGCATCAGCCAACAACAATACGGCTATTTTCATTTTATTTTTTAATAACTGGTAACTTATGCACGATGACTTCAAACTTTACATTCATTTCTTTTGAATCTGCTAGTCTTTGATAAGCTAAAACAGATTCTTCTAAAATCTCCAATACTGTATTGCAAGTCATACATCCTAATTTTTCCTTTTCTGATTTCCAATTTTGCTGCATTACATACCTTTTGTTACAAACTATACATTTTGTTTTTGACATAATTACTTTTTAATATTTCTAACATTCTCAATAATAAAACAGGTTTTTATGTTGCTTGTACCTAATCCAATTGCCTTTTGTTCTTTGCAAACTAGAAACGAATCTTCATACCAACTTGTTTTCTCGTAAGGAATGTACATCCCTATAATTGTTGTAATAACAAATACCACCAATACTGCTACAACTGGAATAATAATTTTTACCATAATTTAAAAAGAAGTATTAATACTTTTAAGATCTTCATCCGTAAAGCCTTTCTTTTTCGCAAATTCAATAAATTTTGGCGCTATAAAGCTTTTAAACTCAGCTATCTTCATATTCATTATGTTATTAGCAGCATTCTGAATAACATACGCCAAATATGATTGTTTAAGCTGATATAAAACAGCTTTCTTATCTGATTCTGCACTCATAAATAAATAATTAATTAGTAATAATATCCATACACTTATAAAAGTTTTTGGATGCGCCGCCGTACCACATAGGGTAAAAACCTTCACCAAGCCCAAGATTAAAGTATCTATTTTTCCAAGTAGCATAGGTAATATCTGTAGCCGTTTTACAATTCCGGGCCATTTCATCTGTGATTTCCGGATGATACTTACTGTTCCATTGCCAACAGCCCCGGTCTACTCCTTCCGGGCCATTATCATTTGTTGCTGCATCATCAAAATGTCCTTCACCTACGTTTGTACAAATTGCTACCGCCTGAAGTCTATTGCCGTGAGGTTGCCACTTATCCCAAATGTAGTTGGCATATTCAAACTGTATACCATTAAGTGAGAAATGATTAATAATATTCTCTAATCTATACTCCGGTACAGGTGTTGGAGTTGAAGTAGGTGTTGCAAGATGCACTATTGTTGGTGTAGGCGTTGCAGATATGGTAATTTGTGCAACATCCTGTGCTTCAACCTGTGATACAACTGGCGGCCTTGAAATCTCAAAAGCTAATCCGGCTCCAAGTACTGCTGCCAAGAAGTACAGTTTAATTTTCTGCTTTGTGTTCATGTTATAAATTTAATAGGTATAAGCAACCAATAAACGAAACTACAAAAATAATGGTAAATATCACGCCCGGAATAATTAAACTAAGCAATATTTGTTTTTTCATAATTCTCTGACATTTTAAAATAACCAAGCGTATATGCTCCCCGGCCCCACATATCTTCAAACCTTCTAAACATCTCAGCTTTATTCCAATCCGGCACTACTTTTTCAAGCAAGACATACTTTTTTTCGCCGTTTATATCTTTTTCTATCAAATGCTTAATCTTAAATGGATGTCCTTTATACCCTTTGTCCGGAACTGCCGCATAAAACCCTGTTTTAGATGCATCAACATCTGATGCGGGTATCAGTTTTTTAATTATGTATACGCTTTTTTTGATTTCTTTTCTCTTACTCATGAGTTAAGAATATCAAACTACCGCTAGTATGTCAAGTAGATAAATTGAGGCTAATTTTGAAGTTTGCGCCGCCGATTTTGTTTATTCTTTGTTGTCTTTTCTTGATAAATCACACCTTTTCTTTCTTACAATGTACTAACATTTTATTTACACACTATTTGCATATAAATATTATTCTTATCTATAATAATAAAGATATATATGCATTCTGGTATTCATTCCCCCCTACCCCCTTTCATTTAATTCCGGCGGCCCGGAAAAACTGAAAGAAGTTAGAAGGGAATGCCATACATGCGATCTGGGTATCCGTTCCTACTAGCCGGGATACAGGCATCACCCCTTCAGACTTATTACCAAAAACGGTTCCTTACGCCGTTTTTGTGCCGTTTTGCACGGCTTTTACATCCTCATCTGATCCCTTGGATGGTTCTATCTTCTCAAAAATGCTAAATTCTTCTGTGTCTTGTGTGATTATGTAGCCACTCTGAAGTAACTCTTCCTTATGAAGTTTGTAGTATCCACTTGCTGCTTTGTAGATTGTTTGTTTTCGTACCATAAAAAAATCCGCTTGGCGCTAGGGTGCAGATAGGGCTTGGCTCCCAAACCCTAGCGCTAAACGGATTGCCAAGAATAATTTTCTGCTTTCTATTACTCGCTCCCCATTTGTAAATATAAGAATACTAAATCTTATTGCAAGTTGTCAAGCAGATATTTTAGTAACTTCTTAATTTTTCTTTAAGCTTTTCTATGGCCCAAATATTACCTTTATATGGCAAACCATTATGCCCGGCATTTCTGATGTGATCCTGAAGATGGCAATAAGTACAAAGTGTTCTGCCGTTTTTTGGACTATTGTAATCCGGTCTACTTTTGTTGTGGTTATAATGGGCCGCTTCTAAGTGTTCTGTAGATCCACATACCCTACATCTATAATTATCACGCTCTAATATCTTATGTCTGCTGCCTGAAGAAAAGGAAAACAAAGAGCCGGTTATTACTATTCCAACAGGAATTGCAATCTTGGCTGCTTCAACAAGTGTGTTTACCACCTGTTCTTTCTTCATAAAGCGTTAAATTACTTATAGTCTGACCAATCCATAGCTTTGTCCGCTTGCTTCCGGATGCTCTTCTTTTCCGTGTATATGCAAATATTTATCTATGCTTTTAAGAAAAATTACAAGCGCCACGCATCCTACAACAGCCCAATTTATAGCAATCTTACCGGCTACCACATCAATTCCAAGCAACATAACAGGAATTATGCCTATAAGCACGCTTCTAACTATTTCTTTAATAGCTTCAAGCAAAGCTTTTTTGTTAGCTTCTGTCATAAGAATTATGGTAATTTTAAATAAGTTTCAACAATGGTAATCCTGTCATTTAATCTATTTACCTCCTCAGCTCTTTTATCAACCAATGTTCTCATTCGGTCAACTGAAGTATTGCGTTCTTCAATTAATTTATCAAGTTTTACATTAAGTTGATCTATTTTGTACGTTATAAGCTCATTACCTGTCTGCAATTTAAAAATAAATACTACCGCCGCAATAATTGTTCCTATAAGCGGAACAAGATTATTGACTGATAAAAGTTGGATTAAGTCTGATTTTTTCTCTTCCATAAGTCATTTTTAAATAGCAATCGTTTAGTAATTATGATAAAAAACGTACAGTTTACCTTTTAAGCCTCACAACCTTGTAATTTCTCGCAAACTTACCGGCCAATAAGTGCCAAATGATTTAATTTTGCCGTCTATTGGATCAATAATCTCACCGTTTCCAATAGCAACAACAAAATGCATAGGAATATTAGATGACCAAACCTGAACAATACACGCTTTTTCACGCTTAATTATGGCTTTGCAGCGCTCATTATCGTACTCTTCACCTAATCCGCCTATATACTTTAATTTACCGTTTGTGGCTTTCTCAAGCGCTGTCCAGACAAGCATGGTATCTTGAACATACCCCCTTACACGCTTCATATATTCATTCAGTGTGTGTGGATCTATGCCACATAGCATTGCACATGAGGTCAAAGCACACCCAAAGTCACCAAGTGTAGCCCATGATGAATAGCCAAGCTTACGCCATGACCATCTCCAATCCGATTGACTATATTTAACAATCTCAGTTTTTACATATTCTTTTGCGTTTCCGGCCCAAATATAGCCACCCACTGTAAGCTCATACCATTTGCTGTTAGCTGCCACGTTTTCACCGTGTTTAATGCCTGAAGAATCAAATATTTGCCCTATGTATGCGGCGCCTATTATTTTGGAGTTTGTAGTTGGAGCTTGCCTAATGTTAGCTGATGCAGTTAGTATTATTTTCATACACTAACAGTTTATAGGCCCGATCTATTTTAACTCAAGTAGAATTTTTAGGTCGTTTATATCCATATTTCCGGAGCATTCTATTGACCTCAGAATCTTTGATCTTTTCAATCATGCTCTTTTTGCGTTCATCGTTTGCCTTTTTGTACGTTTCACTTTGCACAAACTTATCAAGCCGCTTTTTAAGCATAGAGCCGTATTCAATCTTGGCCTCACTAAATTTATCATCTCCTATTTGTATTTTTAGATCTTTTGCACGTTGTGAAGTCTTTTCAATGTCTGTTATTGATGGTAAATTGTCACTTTTAGCAAGCCTATCAAGCTCATTTACAAGCGGATCATCTTTTGCTGTTTTAACTCTTGCGCCAGATAAAAGTACTGACACAATACCTTCTGAAGTTACTGTTTCTCCAAATACATCCTTTTTTTCCGGTAGTGTTTGCCGCAAGCCCGGAATACCTGACTTGATCTGTGATAATGCATCTTTGCTTGGCGCTTTACGCTCTACAGTATCCGTTCCTTTTGCAATATCTGAAATCATAGCCGGTATAGTTCTTGCCCGGATAAATGAAATCATGTAATTTGCTACATCTGCCACCTCTTCAGATACCGTCTTTCCGGCTCCCGGCGCTGCTTGTTTTATGGCTTCAACTGTTGAATAAAACTCTTCAAATCCCGGAATCTTTATAGCCTGTCTTCCTATTCCCTTGTAATACTCCCAAACCGTATTTGGAAGATCTTTACCGTATTTTTTAGCATATAGCATACCCACTATTGGCGCTCCCAATGGGCCAAAGTAATCAACCGATACCCATCTATTGCCAATTTTAACTGAATTTGTCGTTGCACGCTTGGCAAGCAGTAATTCACGCTCTTTTTGTGATACCGGGTATTCTCCTATAAAATCATCCGGCTTAAACAAGTTTGATACAAGATATGCAAATGTCATGCCTAAACCTGATCTTATTATTTCACGTGCAAAACCATCAAATGCTTCTTTAAATGCTTCTTTTAATGGCTCACCGGCTTTTATTTTTTTAAGCATTTCTGCCGTTCTCATGGCTGTTTTAACAGGTATTAATACGCCTGATGCGTCTATCCCGGCCCCGGCCACGTTTGCCGGCGTTTTAACAAATGGCATTATCTGATCACCAATACGCAAATCCCCTGTAGCCATATTAAAAAGCTTCCGGATTCCAAGTGCAAAATCAGAATACCCGGATTTGTTTGTGTAGGTTGAATAGGTTGCATCCGCAATAGCCGCCGCCCTTACTGCCTTTCCTTCATCAGTTGCCGGCTCTATAGCCGTTGCATCGTTGAATATGGCCATTGCCTTCTCTTTAAGCTCTACCCCTTTAAGATTCATGCCTTGTGCAATCTTAGTTGATTCTAAATTGGCCCGGTCTGCAAAAGCAAATGATGAAAATGCCACATCTGGCGCACCTTGTGTTTTTTTAAAGATCAAATCCTCATAAAAGCGGCCAACTGCACGTACCTTTCCCGGCCCCTGAGTTGTTGTAGTTTCTTCACCTTTGATTTTAGGATCTGCATCAAGCGTTAGCATTCTTGAAACGTCATACCCTGTGTCTTTATATACATCATTCACAAACTTTATATACTCAACCGCAAAATCATTATTTACGCCGCCCAATGTCTTTGTTTCAAACCGTCTTTGAGCTGCCTGAATAGCGCCTTGAATAGTATTTGATTCTACGTTTAAAAAAGGCGATTTAAATGAAAAAAGAAGTGTGCCACGTGCAATGACTGAGGTTGCTACTTTAAGTCTTGAGCTTGGCACAAGTGAGGCCAAATAGTTATCCATCTCATGTCGTACTTTAAAGTATTCCTTAGTAGGTGTTCCAAACTTTGATAATTTCCCTGATTCTTCCTGAAGCCGGCCTGATATTTCACTAATTTTTTGAGCTTCATCTGCTGTTATGGTTGCACCAAGCTTAGTAGCAGCAAGGTCTTCTAAAAATGCATCATTGTTTTCCGGATCTAGCACATCAAGCTCTTTAAGCTTCTCAATCTTTTTTAAAACATCTTGGTACTTTCCGCTTTTTTTTTCCTGAGCTGTAAAAACTGATTTAGCCCAATTTTCAAGCGCCTTTTCATTGCTTGATTTCATGGCGTTTTCAAACTTGGAGTTTATAAACTTGGCTGTTTCAGTATCTACAAAAGGAGCAAATAAGGCCCGGCGCTCTTTAGAAGTCATCTTATACATAGATTCAATATCTATCTTTAGATTACCTTTTGTTAGCGCTTCCCTTAAACTGTCTGCAACTTCTTTTAGAATACATATGACTGCCATAGTTATTTACAAGTAATTGATGATAAGAAATCTTTAGCAAAATCTATTTTTTTCCGGTCTGCTTTTATCTTTTCTGTAATGTTTTTCTTTACTTTGTCAATTTTCTTAATGGCCACCTCTTTTGCGCTTACTAACCTTAATCTATACTCTTCAATTGCCACACCAAGACTTTTACCAAGATTATTAAGCCGTGCATCAAGTAATTTTCGTATGAAGAAGTGTGGTGAATCTTCATTAAACCGGCCACGCTCTGAAACAATCTCTTGCCCTCTTCTAGTTTGCCTTAGTGACCGGGCCGCTTCAAGCTGTGACTGAAGCTGAAAATCACCATCCCGGCCCGCCTTATCAGCAAGAAGAATAGATATTGCTGTTTCTGTTTGACCTTTTGGAGCTTCTTCTAGCCCTAATGCTACTCTTATTGCCGCTTTTGGATCTGCTGCCGCAAATTCAGCCGCCGCATCTACATCCTTCTCAATGTTAAGCTTGTTATATGACACATCCTGCTTAGTTTCTTCAGCCAACATATCATAAACACGTGTATATGCCTTAGATTTGGCCTTTTTACCGGCTCCTACTGGCGTTTGTGCCTGTTCATTTGAAGGAATAGCATCTGCCGCCAATGGCTTACTGTCTGTTGCAGTTTCAGCCTTTTTAGCTGCTTTGCCTTCTATAATCTCGTTATATAGCCTTTCTATTGCAGATTTATTGGCAAAGTAGAGCTTGATACGGTTTAGTATTTTTGTAAAGAATCCTTTGATGCCTGTGTTTGCTGATTCTTTTGTTTTGGCGTATGTAATAAACTCTTCAGCTATTTTCTCTTCAACCTCTGCATAATCATCTGTTTTATACTTTTTAGCTCCTTCTTCCAAAACTTGCACATATTCTTCAGTTGTAGAAAAAACATCTAAATATTTGTGTACTGCCTCATGAAGATATGTAGCTTTTGGATCTGCTTGGCCATCTACAATGTCAATCATATTCTGGTAATACTGGCCAAGTGCTTTGCTATTGGCCATAATCTGAAGCGTAATGTTCACCTTATCATCTCCAAAGAATTTACGGTTTAGATCTATAAGCTCCTGTTCTTGTGCATCTGTGATTGTTCTGCCGGTTATCTTTTTAACATCATCTTTAACCCTTAATTTTAAATTAGCCTTATTCCAGATATTGATTAGATCATACCTACTTAATCTGTTGGTTTTTCCTGTGTCATACCCCCATTCTCGTATATCGTTTCCATCCCACCAAACTTCTTTTGGATTGACATCTTGTTCAATTATTTTATACTCGTTTTCTCCAAAACGTGATAAACCATGATTTTCTGCATAGGTTCTAGAAAAAGAGATCCAATCTCCATCAATTAATTTATCAGCATTGATTTCTTTTGGAATAGCCCTATATGCCGTTATTGTTTTAGCACCTCTCTTGACATTATTTATTGCTGTCAAACTTTCCATACCAGCCTTATCATCGTACATATAATATTTTGGCCCAACTGTAGGATCAAAATAATCAGATGGTTGTGTGTGTTGGCCTTTAATTACTTCTGATAAGTTAAAATCACCACCATCTTCCATTCGTTGCTTAACAGGTGTGTCATCAAAGCTTGGAGCAGTATGACCATCTCTAAAATTACTTTGAGATTCTATAAAGTCTTCTACATTTTTGTACTTTTTTGCCTCATTATTTAGGGATTCAATAGCGCTAGTTTCCCTAAACCTAGGCCCGGTAGTATCAGATTTGTTTGCCTCATTCCAAATCTCTTCAAGCTGTGATTCGTTTAAAAAAGAATCTTTTGGCCTAAAAGCATAATATATTGTGCTTGGATCTTGAGCTTCTGCATCATCAATCCAACTGTCTTTTATATTTTCAAATATTATTCCGTCATATTTTTTACTATCAACATTTGCTACGACCTCTCTAGTTGTTTTGCCGTATTCTGTATCAATATCATTATGCATCCTTCCCTTTGCATCAATTATTAAAGGATTTATAAATCTTATATATCCTTCATAGACATTTTCACCACTCGCATATCCATCAGCGTTCATGTAATCATCTGTAAAGAATGTTCCAGTGTCATTGCTAAATTCTTTTAAATTAGCAGTAGTTCCATGATATACAAGCTTTTGTGCTTTTATAAACTCTTCCGCCGTTTTATATTTTTCAGCCTCTTGCATCAATTCGCCCATTCTTATTGCTTCATCAATCTTGCCTTTAAACTCTTCTTTGTAATACGCTGGCACTTCCGGCAACATTTCACGCACTTTATCTACATTCTTTAAATCAACCGCATTATCAAACTCATCCTTTCGTCCATCTTTCCAACCCATTTTTTCTTCTCCTATGTCTTCTGCTGATTTGGCCTGTTTTTGTGCCATCTGTTCAGCACGAAGTTTATTAATGAGCTTGATTTGTTCCAAATTTGGCCGTTCTATAGCAAGCAGTTCTTCCAACTGTTTATTTTGATCTGTTTCTTCTCTAAATCTAGGGCCTTTCTTGTTTTTTATATATGCATCTGCTGTTACCATTGCTTTAATAAGGCCCGGCGTATATCCATTTTGTTCAAGTATTGCGAATCCGGCACTTATATCTTCCATTGTTGCTTTACCTTGTCCTATCCTTCTAACAATGTATTCCATGTCTTCAAAGTTTTCTATTGGATTAACACTTTTTGCATCATGAAACAATCTGGTATTTACTTCATCTTTAGCAAGTAGTTGTTGCAGAACATCTGCTTCCTGATCTATGTTTTGTTGCTCTTCTTTGCTGATTCTGAACTTCGTTGTTCTTTCTTTCACCGTTTTTTCTATGTATTCTTTTGCTGACTGTTTTTTATTAATAGTTTTCTTTTTAGCTTTTGTATTTTTGCGTTTAGTTTCTTGTAAATCATCAATCTTTGTTTGAAGCTCAACTATTCTATCTATATTTGCCATTACTTGCTTATCACCTGCATCTGCCGCCTTTTGCATTGCCAAATAGCTTTTACCTCTTACACCGTCTTTTTTGACTATATTTTTTATGCTTTCATCTACTCCAAGTATCTGATCTATCTCTTTTTGTAGTGATGAAGCTGATGATTGCTTGCCGCTTTCTTTCTCAACTGATTTTACTTCTTCTTGGTTTATAGTTTGCACTTCACTATTAACTATAGCGTCATTTTTAACTTCAATTTGTTGTCCGGTTTCCTTAGCTTGTAAGGCTGTTTTCATAAGCTCTTTACCTTCTGTAGTTTCATTCATTTTCGTTTGGATGAGCTTGCCTATAACCTGCTCCGGCGTATATGTACCGTCTGGAATTATGCCTGATTGCTGAATGGCCTCTTCTGATCCACCACCAAATGTTGCTCCACCCAGAAATCCACCTATTGCAGATGTAAATGCATTATCATAATATTTTCTATTTTTATCGTAATTCATCGCTATAACATTTGCCCACATCTCTTGTATTGCTTCCGTTCCACCTTCTATGGCTCCGTTTTTAGCCATTTTTAGACCAAATTTACCTAAATTTTTTAATACTTCTTTTGCAAGAGATTTGCTTATAATGTCAACACTTTTTTTTGTTGTTTCTTTTACCCCTTGTTCCACAACTTCTTTAGCTCCTGACATAAACATACCCTTAACTATTTTTTTTCCATAAGTCATGCTCCCCGGCAAAAGATGTTCAAATATTGAATTTACTACACCGACAATATCACCATACAATTGTGCTTTTTCTTCACTTACGCCCATTTTCTTTGCCTCTTTGTAAGTTGCTCCTGATTCCATAAGATAACCAGTAACATAACCACCAACACCACCAACAGGGTAAGTAGCTAGTGTGGCGGCAATGTTTATTAAAATAGAAGGAGCCGTAGCGGCCCAAAGTCTTGCTATGCTTTTTGCTTCATACGGTTTCGCTTTTGGATCTGGATTCCACTCTGGATTACTAGCAATAATATTATCTGCTTCAGCGCTTAATTTTCTTCCTACATTTGTCATTAAAAACTTATTTGTTATACCCTGAATATCATATGGATTTGGCTTAGCTTGTCTACCTAATTTTTCAACTCCAGCCCCAATAATTCCCATCGTATTAACTATACCTTGAGATAGTGCCTCTACTGCATCTCCAAATATGCCCGGCTCTTTATATCCCTTTTTAACTTCTCTTTGCTTAACCACTTGTGAATCAAACACTTTTTCAAGCGCTCTTATCTTTTCAGATGTAGTTTTTCTTATCTCTTGCGCTTTTTTAAGTGACTCTTGCTTACTTTGCTGCTTTAGTGATGCGCTTGGTACTGCAACCTGTTGTAGCTGTTCTGTAGTAAGTTTTTTTTGATCCGGGGATAGCTTAATAGGAGTTTGTGTAAGTTTTGCCACCTCTTGCTGCATTGCTGTTGGTTTTGGTGTCACAAGCTTAACCGTAAAATTGCCTATCTTTTTAACAAGACTAGCTGCATTATCAAGAGCCGTATTCCCGGCCCATGCAAGATTATCTGTAGTTCTTTCAACAAGATTCTGTTTTTTAGGCTGAGATAATGTCACTGGCGCTGTGATCTGTTTTTTAGTAGGTTGTGAAGGAGTTTTGATTATCTCCATGCGGCGCTTTTCAAATACTGGATCTACAAAAGAAGAACCTGAATTTGTTGTTTTTTGTGTGCTGCCTTGTGAGCTGCCACCAAATGTTGCTCTTCTTTTTTCAAATACCGGATCAGAAAATGCCATATAGTAGGTATCAATTAGTAACTTTGTTGTTTAAGCCCATACATCTTCACAAGCTTGTCATAATCTCCGGTATCTGGCCCATATTTACTATTGGCGTTGTAAAGCTGATAGATCATATCCGGATCAAGATAGCCGGTATACAGTGAAAATATTTGTCCAAGCTTCATTCCCTTTGCTGCATCTTCTCGTAATGCCTGTGCATAATATGAAGACTTATCATCTTTAGAAGCCTCTTTTACCTCTTTTGGCTTGCTAGTAGCAATGTTTTCTTTGTTTATAATCTCTCCTGTTTCTTTGTTTATAACCACAAAGCCCTGATTCTCTCCATCGTCAAAGTTTATAACAGATGTTTCTATAGCTTTTTGATTCTTGGCGTTTATTGCTGACTGAATCATTGTGCTAGATAGCCCTGTTTGCCTTGTAATGTTGGCAATATCCTCACCACTGGCCCCATCAAGCGCTCCCATAGATAGAAGCGTATTAAATTGCTGCATAGCTGTTTGTGCAGCATTTGAATTAATATCAAACTGTTTAAGCTCAATATTAAGTTTTGTTTCTATATCAGCTTTTTTGGTTGCAAGATCATTTTTCTTCATTGCAAGCTCGTTTTGATCTGCGGCTATAGCATTCTGATAGTCTGTTGCAAGCTTTTGATTTCTACCCACTCTGTCACCTTCTGATAAAAATGGATTATCATTGTAGTTTGAAGCCGCCGTATTATATCCCTGCTGCTTGCTTGCCATGCGCTTTTCAATATCTGAGATGCTTCGCTCTATATCACCAATTCCGGATGATTCCCAAAGACTATTGAATGTCGTTTTTAAGTCAATTGTTGGTACTTGCGGCATGGTTACTGAGCCTGTTGGCTTTGTTGCTGTTGGCTTTGTTGCTGCCGGCGCTTGTGCTGCAACTACTGGCTTATTAACTTTTGGCAATCCTGTAGCTTGATCAATGTTGCCCCAAGCCTGTCTTGCTTTTTCATTCTGTATATAATCCCAATTATTAGGATTAGTTTGCTGCACAACTTCTTTTGAAACCTCTTGTCCGGCCCCTTGCTGTGGAGAATTAGGATGAATTACACCCGGATCAGACAGTGTGCCATCCCAATACTGCCTACCGTTATACCATGCGCCGTTTTTAAACACGCCGCCGGTTGTGTTAGCGTTTATTCCTAGTTGACTTGGTGAATATACTCCCATAATTAAAAGCTTGAATTTTTACCAAAAAAATCCGGAACATTAAAAAATGACTGTGTTTTCTTTTGCCTTGCCTTGGCCCGCTTTATTTTGCTATATGAAATAGTAAGAAGCTGTTTTGCTTCATTTGACTTGAAAATACTTGTTTCTTTGTCTTCTGCTTTAGCTCTTAAAATGGCCCCGGCTTCAAGCACGATAGCATCATTACATTCCGGCATGGCATAAGAGAATATAGTTGTGTCTTCTTCTTCTACCATCTTATCAACTACTTTCTGGCCCCAAATACTTATCTCAACTCCGGCTGAAGTTGGAGTTGGATACAAAAAGAACCTTCTCCACTGCATAGACCAAAGATTATCAGCACCGGATGGAATATCATTTTCTTTTTCATATAGATAATCTTTAAATTCAAGAGGATCACCATAATCTTCACCGGCTACCGTAAGTTTCCACATAGAATCCGGAACCCAATTGTCCGGAAAATCATAATATTCCTGATTTATCTGTGTTGTGGTTTTCTTTGCATCTTCAGTTTCCGGCCATAGATACAAGGCTCCGGCTTTTCTGTAGGCTCTATTTAGCGCTAGATCAACAACATCTGTAGTAAATAGCGTACTTTGATTGTTGGCGTTTAAGTCTGAATATAATGCTGTTCGCATCTCTGAAAGTGTATCCATGAGAATAAGGATATATCTCAGATCTATTTATGTGCAAGAGATTAAACAGTACCAAGAGTAAACACCGATAATTTAGCTGCTCTTATAAACAAGTGAGCTTCACTATCCCATGTACCATCATGCCGCCAAGTCTTAGGAAGAACCAATAGTCTATATACATGCTCTCCCACATCAACTTTTGCAATATCATATGTTCTTCTTTTTCCAGCAACTCTACCATATGAATCTACACCGCTATAAGCAGTAATATCATTTCTGTAATCTGCATCATATGATACGTATGAATTTCCAGTAACATCAGTATCAAGACCTATTCTACCGCCTGTTATTGCATTAATAATATACCCATAAGGATCAGTCACATATGTTCCATTTTTAATCTCTACTACGTAAATAGGGCATTGTAACCAAAAAGTAGTATCAGCCGCTAATTCTGCTGCTGATTGTAAAATGTCTGCATCTACAGTTATATCAAAATTGACATAAGAACGATTAAGAAGATCTATTTTTACCTCTACATCTTCAATAAGTGTTGGATTTGGTACAGATGAAGCAAATTCCGGATCATATGGCGGAGTATTTGGTGTGTAATCTTTACTTGAATATATCTCCATAAAGCCATTTGCATCTTCCTTTACGGTCTGTTCTTGATTAATAAACCTGATGCTTCTCGCAATAACATTTCCCTTATTATCAACAGTAAAATAATCTGAAGTAAATGTAGCAGCTCTTACATCACCTGAAAATATCGCATCCCCGGTTGTTCCATCAAGTGCAAATGTAGTGTTACCATCTTTGTTCTTTGCTACTATCCCATCTGGTGATATTTTTATCTCACCACCCACGCCATGTATGTATTCTCCTATCTGCAAAGCGCCTGATTTGGCAAATTCAAATGTTTTTAGAATCTTTTTGCTTATGGTATTAATGGCTGTAGAAAATAGCTCTTTTGCCACCATTTTAAGCGGAAAACCTTGTTCCTGTGTTTCTTTTGGCGCAAATACTTGCTGCTTTTGAGTAGATGATGAATTAGATTCAAGAACTGGCTGATCACCGCTTATTGGAAACGGCTTGTCTTCTATAACCTCTGGTGTATAAACTTTAACTTCTGCCATAATTAAACATCAAAAAATACTCTTTCTCTAAATATCTCCGGCGCTGTATTACCTGATGGAATAAGCTTTATTTGATGCTCGTATACTTCACCGGCCCCGGCTATAGAAAAAACTGCTTGCTGAGATCCAACAATATCATGTGCATCATCTCCAAGCGCCGTTTTTGCCTTAACATAATTACCTGTCTTGTTTAACCGATAATAGTATTCAACACTGGTATTTGCTGGCAATGGAGCCATCCATAGCTCTACTTTGTTCCAAACTGTAATCTTTTCCGGTATTTTTGGCGGCGCTTTAAACTCCAAACCTTCATATGTTCCTGTAGCTTTGTTATTTGGATCTACTGCTTTTACTCCAAATGATGATCCATCCCGGTAAGATATGAGAAGCAAATCATCAACCATCGTAATTGCTCCGATTTCATCAACATCAAGCTCATATTCAAGATTCAATATAAATGGCTTGTTTTTGTCTGTCCTTCCATAGCTGTATACCCCATTTTTGCCGGTAATTGCGCTGTATACGCCAAATAATGCCAAATTACCCACCTCTTGCTTATCTATCCAATTTAGGGCCGTTTGTTCCCATTCAAAGAAAGTTACCGGATTAAAAGAGTTACAGACACCACCCGGATTACATTTCCCACCTCCGGGAAATGCTTTAACTGGAATGGTGTCTGTCATGTTAGCAAAGAATATTCCGCCATCATCTCCTATTTGTGCAAGCGGAACTTCACAATCTATTGCAGCATTCACGCTTTTAGATGGATTGTCCTTTCGTGATGTGCCAATTATTGTTCTACCGTTTCTTTCAACTAGAGTTGTTGCAATGTTTCCGGGTATAAGATCAAGCGCTTCATTTGCATATGACTGATCATAGCCAACAAGCGCCAAATACGGCCCATTTGCAATGATAAGTGAGCCGCCGCATTCTCTCATAGTGTGCCAAGGTGAGCTTTGCAGATCTGTTTTTGGCCATACTCCCAAGCCACCCTGATTGACATCATTCCAGTTACCAAGGCCCGGAATAAGCTTGCGATTTAGCTTTTTATCTGTAGCCCAATACAGGAAAGTTGATCCGGATGCACTTGGCCATTCTGCGGCTCCTTTAATCTCACCATCCGGATCTTTATACACCTGAACCCATGAACTGCCCTGATCACGCCTATAGATATACCCGGTTGATCCAAATCCATAGGTATACCCATCTGTGCATTTCACATAAAACCTGATTAAGTCTTGAAATACTGTAGTTATACCTGCACCGCCTGATGGTGATGGACTTGGTGAAATACTTGATGATGGAGTAATAGATGGAGAAAAGCTTGGCGAAAGTGAAACTGATGCGGAAGGTGATGAAGAAGCACCTGTTGATGGAGAAGGTGACAAAGACACGGATATAGATGGGCTTCTGCTTGGACTTACTGAGCTTGGAGAAGCAGATGGACTTGGTGATATGCTCCTACTGGCTGATGCAGAAGGTGAAACGGAAGCTGATGGTGATTGGCTATATTCTTTTAAACCCTCATCTATTAATGCTTGGTTAGGATATAGACTATCACGATTGCGCCGGACATTAAGATTGGCTCCAAACTTAAATGAGCCTCTAACTCCCCTGTCTTCATAATCTGAAAGACCGCCTATAAATGATGTTACTTCATACATTGACATATCTCATATAGTAAACTGCTAAACTATTTTTCTGCAACTACACCCAAACCCGGTATTTATCAGTGTAGATGGTATTTTTCTTCTGATACATATCCTCATACTGTGATCTTGATGGGCTTGGTGATATGGAAGGTGATAGAGATGGACTTAAAGAATAAGATGCAGATGGTGTAGCGCTTGGTGAAATTGATGCAGAAGATGATAAAGAAACAGATAGTGACTTAGAAAATGCTTCCGGATCATAACAAACTCTGAAATATGCATCCATCCACTCACCTATTCCTTCACCACCCGGCGCTGCATCAAGCCATGTATCACCAATACCATCAAATGCTTGTGTGAACATCAATTTGCCGTCTGTATATGAATCCTCAGCTAATGTAAATGCTTCATAACCACATGGCACTATAGCGGCTGTGCTTGTGACACCTATATCTACCCCATCTATTACCCAAAAATATGTGGTGTTTGGATTTAGGTAAATTGGCGTAAAGTAAAAATCAAGATATTCAACTGTGACTTCATCTAAATTTGCAATGTCATGTGTATTGGTAGAAGTTGAAATTATGGACTGTGGAGCGCCTAAATTTGATGACATAAGTAGCAACCTCAAGCTCCCGGATATATTAGTGCCGGTCTTGTATACCGCAACTGTAATCTTACTTATTGGCTCATCTGTGCTTCTTTTAAATGACTGGCCATAGGCCCATAAACCACCATTTTCTGAGGATATGCCATTTGTATTAAGTGATTCTGCAATAAGCTGCACTGGTTGACATATATACGCCGGGGATGGGCTAGGTGAAATTGATGATGAAAGAGAAGAACTTGGAGAAACAGAAGCGCTATATGACCTGCTTATAGACAAAGATACAGATAGACTGACACTTGAGCTTGGAGTTACGCTTGGAGATAAGCTTGGTGAAAGTGATGGTGATGATCCTTCAGATGGTGAAGAAGATACAGAAGATGATGGTGATAAAGAAGAGCTTGGTGATAGACTAATACTTGAGCTTGGAGTTACGCTTGGTGAAGCACTTAATGATGATTCTGCATAATACTGAACAAAGTACGCATCATCCCATCCACTTGCTCCTTCATACGCATTATTATCATTCCAAGATGGCGTTTCCTGATCAAAGTTTGTGCTAAACATCAGCTTTCCGGAAGAATATGGATTGGAAGATTCTGAAGTTTCACCCATTGCCCCAATATTATTGTATTGTCCATAGGTGTAATCAGTTACGTAATACACAATCCAATATCTTGTGCTTGCAACAAGATCAATTTGCGAATTAAAAAACTCAAATAAAACTTCTGTTCCGGATTCACTTACTGAACCAAATGTAACCACACTATCTGCTTCACCTATTGCGCTGTCTGGTGTATTTGAATTATCGCTGTATATTTTTGCATGTATATTCCCGGTAGGTGAACCGTTTTTGTAGAATCTCAAGTTTATTGAATGTAGTCTACCGTTAGAAGAAGGTGTAAAAGATTGCGCCCAAGCGTAAGTTCCTGAATTACCTTCATCAAAACCGGAAAATGACCAAGAATATCCTGTTTGTGATTGATTTACTACTGACATGCACAAAGTGTATAGCTTAAAACTATTTGCTGTCTACCTTGTCATGGAATCTGCATATTTTTTGGTATACGTTGGCTTGTTTGCGCTGTATTTACTGCCATACCCGGTATTTTTCTTTTCGTATTTATCTTCATATTCAGCTTTTGAAGGACTTGCACTTACAGATTTTGATGGAGATAAAGATGCAGATAGAGATGGTGAGAAAGATAATGATGCGCTTGGAGAAAGAGATAGTGATAAAGATATTGAAAGTGATTGACTAGAGCTTTCTGTTGCGCTTAAAGACAGAGAAGATGAAAGAGATGGTGATAAAGAGATGGACAATGAAGAAGATAAAGAGATTGAAACACTTTGACTAAGTGAGATTGAAGATGATGGAGATTGTGAGCTTGATGGTGAAAAACTAGGTGTTGCAGATAAAGATAAAGATGGTGAGAAAGATGTGGAAACAGAAGGTGATGCGCTAGGAGTAGCAGATGGTGAAAGTGATGGGCTACTACTTACACTTAAACTTGCACTAGAAGATGGTGAAGTTGAGCTTGAAATTGACAAACTTGGAGATAAGGATAAAGACAGGGATGGAGATAGAGATGCGGATAAACTACTACTACTTGATGGACTTGCTGAAGAGCTTGGAGATAATGAAACTGAAAGTGAAACGCTGCTGCTTGGTGAAACAGATGCAGAAGAAGATCCGGATGGAGATAAAGAAACACTGCTACTTGGACTTATTGATGATGATGAAGAACTTGATGGCGATACTGATGAACTTGACGATGATGAAATAGAAAGACTTGGTGATAAGGATGAAGATAAGGAAACAGAAGATGAAATACTACTACTTGGACTTTGTGATGAGCTTGGTGAAAGACTAATAGATAAACTTGGTGATAAACTCACACTTGATGATGGACTTATTGAGCTTGATGTAGATGTGCTTGGACTTAAAGATGGTGACAAACTTAAAGACAGTGAAGGACTTAAAGATACAGAGCTTGATGGTGAAAGTGAAACGCTACTACTAGGGCTTTGTGATGATGATTCTGATGTGGATTCAGATAAACTAATACTTGAAGATGGGCTGACACTACTACTAGAAGATATTGATTCAGATAATGATGATGAAAGTGAAAAGCTTAGAGAAGGACTTAAAGACATTGATACAGAAGGCGAAAGCGATATACTGCTACTTGGACTTTGTGATGAACTACTACTGCTTGATGGTGAAAGTGAAATAGATAATGATTCACTTACAGAAAATGAAAGTGATGGTGATAAACTGACTGACAAACTTACGCTTGAGCTAGGACTTGTAGATGATGATGAAGATGAACTTGGACTTAATGAAGCTGACAAAGACACACTTATTGAAGGAGATAAAGATAGAGAAAGAGATGGTGATAAGGATTGAGATAAACTAATACTGCTTGATGGAGTAACAGATGGAGAAAGAGATATAGAAATGCTTGGTGATATTCCTACTGGATTTAAAGCAACAAGAAAAGCATGTTTAGTAGTACTTGATGCTGAACCTGTTGAATCAACTACCCCTGTTGCACCAGAACCAGACCAATCACATCTATTAAAATTATGTGAATAATCAGAATTAGTATTACCAGAATCTACGTCTTCTACCCAATCATTATCCTGTCCTGATGGCTTTGTAAATGTTCTTACAGTTGTTGTTCTAAAAGCTCCTATATGAAGAAGTGTTTGTGAAGAATATAATGTTGTTACTTGTGCTGCTCTGAGTGTTGCATTATTAGTAACATATGCTGTATTAGAATACGTTTGTATTGGATTTCCTTTACTGAATCCATATCTATATGAAGCAATAGTTATTCTTATTTTAGTTGCAGAAGCCCAACCCCATGTATAACTTGCCGGCTCTGATGCTCCTGCAACTTTGTAATATAGCCGCCAAGAATATGTAGATTCTCTTATTCCTATTAAATTCCAATCAGAAGGAACAGAATTTGGAGCAGTCGTACCATCATGTGTTACAAGAGCAAACATCAAATCACCCTCAGCAGTATTTGTTGGTTTATTACAAGCTAGTGAAGATGCAGAAGCAGTATCATTAATTGCCGAATTTACAAGAATAGTATCTGTTCCGGCTGATGGAGATGGAGATTCTGTTGGCGATGGTGATAAGGATGGAGATAAAGAAACAGATACAGATGGTGTTGTAGATGCAGAAAGTGATGGAGATCTACTTATACTCAGTGATGGAGATAAAGAAACAGATACAGATGGTGTTGTAGATGCAGAAAGTGATACTGAAGTTGATGGAGTTGTAGATGGTGATAAGGATGGAGATAATGATACTGATGATCCTTCTGAATAAACATAAAAACACGCATCATAACTAGAATCATAAGACCAAGTTGATCCAGATTTTCTTATTCCATTACCAGCATGTGAAGAACTTGAATTGTCAATTCCAATGAATACGAAAGTAGTACCAGATGCACCACCATAATTTAAGACTACGCAATATTTAGTACCGTTAGAAAGTGTAATCCTATTACCGCCAGTAAAATTCAACGTGATTAATCCATAACTATCAGATAATGTTGAAACATCAAATGCACCAGATGTGGCTAATGGTGAGCCTGTAGGCAATCCAGTTGATCCGAATGTGCCGGTATGTTCATAGATTTCTGCATAAGCATTTCCGGTAGGAAGGCCATTTTTTCTACTATAGAACTTGACACTATCAAGAACACCACCATTACCAGTAAATGTTTGACCGGCATATTGATTTTGCTCACTGTTCAACAAATATTGCGAACTTTGATTGCTTTCACTATAGCTATCTACTATTGTTGCCATATACACAAAATATATCCATCAAATCTATCTTTCTGCAATAGTAGAAAGACGGTTATAAAGAAGGATAGAAGGTACTGTGAGTTTTTTAGAAGGCCCTTAAATGTCAAAATAATGGTGTATCAAACTGTATCATTTAGCCTGAAATGCCATTTATTGAATATGCGTAGGATTTTTAGGTAAATAGCCTTTTTCTGCTCTATGTTTATTAAACCACATAGCAGATGTTTCTAGATCTGTAATTGCAATTGAAAGAGGTCTTGATCTTGTGCCTTCTGATTTATTAAATTCAGATAAAAGTTGAATCAATTGTTTGTATATCTGAAATGCCTGTTCATGAGATTCTTCCATAATTTATTTTTTAACATTAAATGGTAATTGATCAAGTTTCAGTAAATGTCGTAAATCCTCAAGATGATATTGTGTTGCCTTTAAACGGCCATTATTCTCTGCTTGTTTATCATCCGGCTCTATACTCCCAAGCGCCTGTAAAATTGATTGCCATGCAAAATAACTCATGGTAAACAATGGCTTGTTATTTGAATCTGCACCTTGCTCAATCTCTTCAAATCTTATAATTCCATCTTTATCAATAGTCGCAATTTCCCTACTTTTAGTATTCATTAAGTATACCTTTACTGAATCTGACCACGGCTCATTAAATACTACACATTTGAAATCACCACTTACACCTTCTCTACTGTTATAATAATTTGTTGACATAGTCTATGCTTCTATTAACTAATAAATTTGTTAGAAGCGGATTAATATTATTTGCTCTAGCCCATGCAGCCCAAGCCGGAACATCTTTACTCAAACATTTTGAAGACTGAAAACCACGTTTATTTTTATAGATAAAAGTAAACCATAAATTAAACCGGGGATCATCACCATATACTGCATCCCGGATCGTGTAATAATCAACTCCGGCGGCTTCACATGCATCATAAAGCTCCTGACACTGCATAACCTTAAAAGCTATGGCCCGGTTTTCTGATAGCTTTATAATCTCAGATTCAAGCGATGTTACCTGTCTTATTTTTAAATTTGCATTATATGTAGTTGTATAAAGATCTATAAGCATTCTTCTATCTTTAGGCTTACCGCCTATAATTATGAATTGATTGTGCTTCTGATTAAGTAATGGATGGTTTGGTGTTTCTCCAAGATATTCCGGCTGATGAACAATATTGCGGCCATATTTTGCAGCCCAAAAATCACAATTTCCCGGATTTACTGTTGATCTGATGACTATCAATTTGCAAGAACACCATGAAACTATCTCTTCAACAATACTTGTATCTAATCTCCAATCACTACTACCGTTAGTTTTTAATGGTGTTGGCACGCAAATAAAAGCCACATCACATTTATTTACTTCTGCTACCAATCCAATATGCCTTGTATATTGGTAAGCATCCGGAAAGAGTTGCAACATTGCCTTACCAACCCATCCTGTAGATCCTATTACTGCTACTTTCATAAATTATTTAAATAATAATCCAGTCTTCAGCTATCGCATCAGCTTCAGAAATGATCCATCTGTGATCTTTGCCCTTAGTATGTATCATTACAATGCCATCTTTCATAAAACCGTATTCTTCCTGACTGTTCCATTCAATTCTTGTAATCTTTTTACCTTCTACCATATGCTTTAGAGCCTCATAGAAGTTATATTGCCTCTCTTTATCTTCAACACTATCAACTAATATTGTTTCAAATGGTTTAGGATTTGGAATTGGACTTGTCATCTTTTTTGTTTTCAACTGGTAATTCTTCAGTTTCTACTTTCTTTGCAAATTCAGCACGCATTTTATCCTCTCTTTCTTTTTCTTCTTTTGTAAGAATGGCCCGGACAATTAAACCATTATTCATTCCATGCACTTTCTCTACAATAATCACTTCTGGTACAAATCCAAACTGTTTTACAAGATGAATAGCCTGAAATCGTCTACCCTGCTTATCTTTAAGCTTAAAAATTGGTGTGTTTCTGGCTCGTATATCATCAGCTTCATTTTTTGGCTTTGTGTCCATAGGTTGATTTGGATTGTGAAATGCTAATATTCAATCCTTCTAGTTTGTGAGCTTCAAGATAATCATGAATAGCCCGGCGGATATGCTCTGATACGGTAAATTCCTTCATCCTACGTAAGCGGCGCTCCTGTTCATTTGGAATGTAGAATGTTCTTTTAATCATATATGTACATCATACATACATTTATAATAGCTGTCAATTCTTTTCATAATCTTCCGGAAGCTTAACACCAACAACGTCTTTAATTGACATAGGCTTAATATCCGGTACAGTCTTTTGAGCTAAATGGAATATTGTTTTCCTATCTGTTCCAATATTGGCAATTCCCAAATCTTTGTTCATCATCCTGTAAAGAATCATAGGAGCAATCACATCTACATAATCACCTTTTGTCCATTGATCTACAAATGCTTTTTTATGTGGAAAAGGTCTTGGCTTAAATAGTGTCCGGATAATAAGATGGGCTTTGTGGTTCTCAACAACACGCTCTGCAAGCGCTTTTGTATATGAATAATAGTTAAGCCGGTAGTTATACACATACTCTGTTGAAATGTGGACAAAGTATGATGATGGAAATGCCCTGACAAGATTATCAGTACCAAGAACATTAATCTCATACACCTTTTGCCTATTTTTAACCTTTTCAGCTTCAATAAGATCAGTATACGCCGCCGCATGAATCACAATGTCCGGCGCAAATGTATAAATATTTGAGTACAAATCAAGCTTTACAATATCAAAATCCTTATGAGATGGCGCAAACACATCATATTTAGGATAGTTTTTAAGCCTTCTTTGTAACTCTTGACCAAGTAACCCACTCCCACCGGTTAAAAGAATCTTTATTTTAGGCTGCATAAAACTTTTTGACGAAATGGATAATTTTATCTACTTCACTCCACGTTAAACCGTAATGCACCGGCAAGCTTAAAAGCTCACGCCATACTTTGTTATTTACCTTCAGCTCTGTTTTTTCTCCTTTTTTCCAGTAAGTCATAAAGTTAAGAGGCTTGAAATGTACTGATGTAGCAATTCCATTTGTAGCAAGGTAATCAGATAATGCATCACGATCTTTGCATTTCATCGTATAATATTGCACCGTGTGAGAGTATACAGGGATTTGTATGGCTCTCACATTTTTAAATGCATCATTGTATACCGCTTGAATGGCCCGGCGTTTAGCATTCATGTCTTCTAGCCTACGTAATTGATTTAAGCCAATAATAGCTGTAAGATCATTCATATATGCCTTTAATCCTTCAGCTTGTGTAATGTCATAATCCCACGTGTATCTTTTCACTCCAGCACGCTCAAAAGTATTCTTTTCTACCCCAAGCCATGTAAGAGTTCTCAGCCGGTTATATATCTTTTCATCATTTGTTGTAATCATGCCGCCATCACCTGTTGGCATAGACTTTACCGCCTGAAATGACCAAACAGTAATATCACCACCTTTTCCGGCTCCCGGCGTATACATTGCATGGGCCGCATCTTCTATAATCAATGGATTAATGTTTGAATTAGTATCTTCATTAAACTTTTTGATCTGCCTTCTTATGCCATCAATATCAGCAAGCCGGCCATGTGAATCAACCGGAATGATTGCTTTTGTCTTTTTGCTTAATACAAGCTTGCTTGGATCAAGACACAAAGTATCAGCATCTATATCACAAAAAGTAACATCCATGCCATTCCATTCTCCAACTATTGCATCAGCTACAAATGTCATGGGAGTAGTAATAAGCTCACCACCCTTTATGCCATAGACTTTAAGCGCCAAATCAAGTGCTGCTGTACAAGATGTTACGCCAACTGCATATTTAGATCCTACATACTCTGCAAATTTACGCTCAAATTCAAGCGTTTTTGGCCCTTGGCCCCACCAACCGGAATCAATAACTTCAAGCAACTCTTTCTTGCCTTGTTCATCAAGAGTAGGTTTTAAAACAGGTATCATATAGATTTAAGTAAATTAATAAAGTTGCCTTTGACTTTGCCCCATCCCGGAATGTCATCTGTTTCTTGCCAATTCCGGCAATTTCTTTGACTTCTAAACTCACTTTGTGACCATTTAGAAGTTGTGAGATTTGTATCATGGCGTATGTCTATATTAGGATACTCAGATTTGAAGCTTTTTGCCCTATATTTCTCAAACTCTGGCAATCTGTGGTGTGTACCCGGCTCATACCCAATAAACCGGGCATTATCCCCTGTAAAACCGCCTAATTCTTCAAGCTTTTTAATGACAAGCCGGTAATACTCAATAAATAGCTCTCTATATCCAACAACAGATGGAAGTAGATGTGTATCATATCTAACTGCATGGCCGTCTGATGCTCTAACACGCCACCAATTATCGTTATAATAAAATGTTTGTCTATCTTCCGGCGTAAAGAAGAAATGTGAAGGATGGTACAACCAATCATGTTCGCAAAAGTAGATAATATCAGCAGTACTGGCTTCAAGAGCCGCAAGAATTTGCCGGAAGTATGCTTCATAACCCCTTTCTAATTTAATATGTATGTTTTTACCAAAATTCATAGGCTTAAGTGAAGCAGACACTATTGGAAGATCT